TTTAACAACAATCATAGCAGTGGGAGGGAAAACAATGTTTGATAAATATTTCATGAAGTTTTTAGAAGCGGTTGATAATTTTTTCGACAAAATTTGGAAATGGTTTAAAAGAAAAAAGTAATGAACGGTAATACATGTAAACACTGTGACCATGATTGTCACTGTGAAGCAGATAAAGTTAAAGCAGAACATTATTCTCCTTTAATGGAGTTATGTGGCTGTGAAAAATGTGAGCATGAGATTATGAGTGATGAAGGAGATTGCTTATCATGCCAATAAAGGAGAGTGATAGGATGAACTATTATTTTACTGGTTGGTTAATTATTGGAATGCTGTGGTTGGCTTATTGTGGGGGGCCTCAATGAAAAAACCATTAACAATATCAGAAGAGGCATCAGTGCAAATGCCTATGAAGACGGTCGCTAGTTTAATTACGTTGGTTGCAGTTGGTACTTGGGCTTATTTTGGTTTAATTGAAACACAAAATCAACATCATACTCGAATACAATTAATGGAAGCAGATGTTGAAGATAACACAGAGTTTAGAATTAAATGGCCAAGAGGTTTAATGGGTTCTTTGCCCGCTGATTCTGAGCAGTTCATGCTTATCGAAGATCTATACAAACAAGTAGAAAAAATGCAACAGACCCAAGAAATGAACATGACTAACAAAGTCAATATAGAATTTTTAATAAAGCAACTAGATAAAGCTCAAAAAGATATAGAAAAATTAAAAGACAAACAACGGGAGTTTGCTAATGGAAACGGTTATTAGCAGTGTCGTTGCTCTGTGTATGTTTATTGCAGGAGAGTTAAAAGAACACAGAATACAACAATCTATGTCTGATTGTTTAAAAGGTAAAAGGCTTGCAGAACGTGATATAAATGTTAATGTTCAGTATATGTGTGGAAAAGTAGAAGCAGAATTAGAAAATAATATTGACGGATCAAAATCGATTAAAAAAATTATAAAATCAAAATAAAAAATGAAAATAACAATTATAGGCAGAGGCAATGCAGGTTGTATTTCTGCAATGCATTTTGGTCATTTTAGAAAATTACTTAGAGAAAAAGTTGAAATTGAATTAATATATGATTCAAACATTCTTACTGTTCCTACAGGACAAGGAACAACTTTAGATTTTAGCCAACAGTTATTCCAAACATTTTGTGCTGATATAGTTAGAAATTTTCCTTGTACTATAAAGACAGGGATTATGTATGAAAATTTTGGTAAAAAACATAAAGAATGGTTTGCACCATTTCCATTAGGTTCATATGCATTACATTTTGAACCTATAGATTTTGCAAATTTTGTTTGTGAAAATTTAAAAATAAATTTTCAAGTGAAAGATGAAAATATAGAAAATCTTGATTCAATAGATTCAGATTATATTATTGATTGTAGAGGAAAATCTAAATCATTAGAAAATTATGATAAATTAATAAATCCTCTAAATTGTGCGTTATTAGCTAATTTACCTAAAAAAGAAAATGATGTTTTATGGACAAGATCAATTGCACATAAAAACGGGTGGTGTTTTTATATACCTTTACCTGAAAAAACTTCTATTGGTTATTTGTTTAATAAAGATTTATGTTCTGTTGAAGATGCTGAAAATGATTTTAAAAAGATGTTTGATTTAGAAAAAATAAATAAAGTATTTCCCTTTGAACAATATTTAGCAAAAGAACCAATTATTGATGACCGAGTTTTCTTGAATGGTAATAAATTATTTTTTTTAGAACCTTTAGAAGCAACTGCAATGGCTGGATATATTAGAACATCTCAATATTATTTTGGACATATATTCGAAGGAGTTTCAAAAGAAGAAACAATACGTGCAATTAAAGACTATGTTTACAAAGTTCAAAATTTTATTTTATGGCATTATGCAAATGGATCAGCTTATGATACACCTTTTTGGGATTATGCAAAAAATTTATGGGAAAATAACCAAAATAAATCTACTACGGAATATATTGAAATTGCGAAAAAAATGAGTTCAGATGATATTGAAAGATCTATACATATAAAGGACGATTGGGCTCAATGGAAACTTTGGAATTTTAAAAACTGGCTTGATGGAGTAAATTAATGCAATTAACACGTAACTTTTCTTTACAAGAATTAATTAAATCGGATATAGCTGTTCGATTAGATATAGATAATAATCCTAATGCTAATCAGATTGAAAAATTAAAATTACTGTGTGAAAATATTTTACAGCCAGTACGTGATCATTTCGGTCCAGTGACCGTGACCAGTGGATTTCGTACCCCAGACCTGTGTCTTAAAATAGGTAGCTCAATTACTAGCCAACATTGTAAAGCGGAGGCTTGTGATTTTGAATGCCCAGGAAAAGATAATGCTGAAGTTTCCGATTGGATTTATAAGAACCTTGATTTTGATCAAATGATTTTAGAGTTTTATGTTCCAGGAGAACCTAACAGTGGGTGGGTACATTGCAGCTATGTTAGTGAAAAAGGTAGAAAACAATTCTTGAGAGCTTTTAAAGAAGATGGTAAAACTAAATATAAACCAATAATAGGAAAGGCAGTGGATTTAGTATAATGGCAATATCTAGAGGTCAGATGACCAAACAAGTTGAGGGCCAATTAACAGGAGCAAGGAAGAAAAAAGCTCCTAAAGGTTATCATTACATGCCTAACGGGAAGCTAATGAAAGACAGTGCCCACAAAAAAAAGAAATCAAATAGCTAAAAACCTAAGGTCTTCAAAGTTTAATCAAAAAGTGGTACAATCAAAAAAGTTGTATAACCGCCAAAAGGAGAAACTTAAATGCCGTTGACAAAAAAGGGTAAAAAAATCATGAGTGCTATGAAAAAAGAATATGGTACTAAAAAAGGAGAAAAGATTTTTTACGCTACTAAAAACAAGGGTAAGATAAAGGGCGTTGATAAGAAAAGGAAAGCATAATGGCAACATCAGGAACTACTAATTTTGATTTAAAAATTGATGAAGTTATAGATGAGGGTTATGAAAGATGTGGTCTAACCACTAACTCTGGTTATGATTTAAGATCAGCTAGAAGAAGTTTAGATTTATTATTTGCAGAATGGGGTAATAGAGGAATCCATTTATGGAAAACAGAACTTAATGAAATAGCTTTAGTTTCAGGTCAAGCAAACTACACTGTAGACACGGATGTCAGTGATGTATTAGAAGCTTATGTATCATCTACTGCTGCTGCAGGTAATAACATTAATACTCAAGATGTATCCTTAACTAAAATTGATAGATCAGCTTACGCAGCTTTACCTAATAAATTAGCTACAGGACAACCATCACAATATTATGTAGATAGACAAAATACTCCAATAATTTATTTATACCAAGCACCAGATTTGAATACTTATACAACCTTAAAGTTTTATGTAATTAAAAGAATAGAAGACGCTGGAGCATATACTAATGATCCAGATGTTGTTTATAGATTTTTACCCTGCATGTGCGCAGGACTTGCTTATTATTTAGCAATGAAGAAAGCACCTGCTTTAGTACAACAAAATAAATTAATATACGAAGATGAATTGAAAAGAGCACTAGATGAAGATGGTCAAAGAGCATCTACATTTATAACTCCACAATCTTTTTATCCTAATGGAATATAATTATGGCTAAATGGGCAACAGGTAAAAGGTCTTTATCTATATCTGATAGATCAGGTATGGCATTTCCATATACTGAAATGGTAAAAGAGTGGAATGGTTCATTAGTTCATTATTCAGAGTTTGAACCTAAGCATCCTCAAATTAGAAGAAAAAGAATTGTTGCAGATGCAATAGCACTACAAAATAGTAGAGCTCAAAAATTTCAACAACCAACAGATATTGATGGTGTAAATGCGGATTCAGGTGGTACAATGGTGGGTGTTGCTAATTTAACATTACCTGGTGACTTTGCTTATATAACTCAAGGACAAACTGTAATGGTTCCTGCAGATCCATCTTTGCAGAATAGAAGAAGAGAATTATTAATGAATATAAATTCAGTAACAGTGGAGATTTCATAATGTCTATAGCATATGCAGATTTTTTAACAGAAGTAAGAAATTATACAGAAGTAAGTAGTAATGTTTTAACAGATACTATTATTCAAAACTTTATTAGAAATGTTGAATTAGACGTTGCCGGTAAAGTTGATTATGATGATTTAAGAAAATATTCTACTTCATCTTTTACTTCAGGTAATAGAGCTGTAAGTTTACCTGCAGATTGTATGATTATGAGATCGGTACAAGTAATTAATGGGTCTACAAGAACTTATTTAGAGAAAAGAGATACAAGTTTTATATCTGAATACAATAACAATGCTGCTACAGGTCTTCCTAAATATTGGGCTAATTGGGACGATTTTAATTTAATTGTAGCACCTACACCAGATTCTGCATACACTATTCAAATAAACTTTATTAAAGATCCACCACAGTTTACATCTTCTAATAATACGTTCTTATCTACATATCAAGAATCTATGTTATTACACGGTGTCTTAGCTGAGGCTTTTAGATATTTAAAAGGTCCTATGGATATGTACAAGCTATACAATGATAAGTATAATGAAGAAGTACAGAATTTTGCCCTACAGCAAATGGGGAGAAGAAGACGTGCAGAATACGATGATGGGGTACCTAGAATACAGATTCCTTCACCATCGCCAAACACATTATTAAAATAAGGAGAATAATTATGGCAATAACAACTAATGCAATTTGCAATTCATTTAAAAAGCAATTGATGGGTGGTGAGCATGATTTTGATTCAGGTGGAGATACATTCAAATTAGCAATGTATGTTTCTACTGCTACATTAGGAGCATCGACTACTAACTATTCATCATCTGGCGAAGTAACTTCACCAGCAGGATACTCTGCAGGTGGAAAAGCTTTAGTTAACCAAGGTGTTAAAGTTTCATCGGGCGTTTCTATTACTAGTTTCGCAGATCTATCTTTCACTGGAGTTACATTAACAGCTAGAGGTGCTTTGATTTACAACACAACTACTGACGGTGGTACTGGTACTACTGAAGCAGTTGCTGTTTTAGATTTTGGAGCAGACAAGACTGCAACATCTGGAACATTTACAATCCAGTTCCCTGCATTCACAACTTCTGCTGCGATTTTAAGAATTGCGTAATAAAGTAATAAGGAACTAAAATGATATGGCTAATGGATGGGGAGATCTAGCATTTGGTATAGGTGAATTTGGGTTACAAGGTAACGCAAGTACAACCTTATCAGGTATTAGTTCTACTACATCCATTGGTTCAGTCACAGCAACAGCTGAATTACAAGTAGGTTGGGGCGGTGACACATGGGGAGAAAACACCTGGGGTGATTTATCTGGAGCATTTGCAAATCCAACAGGAATTCAAGCTACATACTCTGTAGGATCCGTAACAATAACAGCTAATGCTAACATTAATGTTACTGGAATACAATTAACAGCAACTAACTCTGGTGCCACTGGTGGTACTTCAATAGATCAACAAGTAAATGGTCAACAACTTCAAACATACATTGGTGAAGAAGTAGTTGGTATTGGTGTTAATGTAATAGGCTCTCAAGCTACAACTTCTGCAGGTCAACTAACAGTTGATCCAACATATTTAATTGGTGCTGGTTGGGGTAGAGATACTTTTGGAAACTTAGGTTGGGGTGTTAACTATTCTGTAATACCTACTGATGGCACTGGAATACAATTAACTGCATCTTTAGGAGATGAGACTCCAATAACAGATGTAGATGTAACTGTAACTGCACCAGATGCATTACAAATCACATATGCAAATCCTTCGTTCTCAATTCAAATTGACCAGGATATATTTGTATTAGCTTCTGAAGATCAGTTAGATGCTACTGCAGGATCAGTAGCAGATGTTACGGGTACAGCTACAGTAAATGTAATAGGTATTGAACTAACAAGTAATGTAGGTCAAGTAGTCGGTGGCACAAGACAAGATGTTCCAGTAACTGGGATACAGGCTACAATGACCTTAGGAAACTTCACTTTAGTACAGTCTACTAATGAACCAGTTACTGGACAACAGTTAACTTTAGCATTAGGGGAACCAGCAGAAATACCAGGTCAGATTATAGGGGTTTCTGGTATAGAATTGACTTCATCTATAGGTTCAGTTACAGTTACAGGTAATGCAATAGTTCAACCAACAGGTATTTCTGCTACTATTTCAGTAGGTCAAGCTAAGGTAACAGCTTGGCAAGAGATAGACCTAGGTGTAAATAATGTTTGGACAGAGGTTGACCTGGCTGCTTAACAAAGGTAAAATTATACTTATTTAGGAGAAATTTTTTATGACATCTAGTTATTCTACAGATCTAAAACTCGAACTAATGGTAACTGGCGAAAACGCTGGTACATGGGGAGATAAAACAAATACAAACTTAAATTTAATTCAACAAGCAATTGCAGGTTATGAGTCAATAACAATTACTGATTCAGCTACAACTGCTTTAGTAATGTCAAACGCTGCATTATCGAATGCACGTAACATGATTATTAAATTTGCAACTATCACTTTAACTGGTGCAACTACTGTAACTATTCCAGATGGAATTGAAAAATTTTATATTTTTGATTGTAGTGCTATAACTGATGCAAACAATCTTACAATTAAAACTGCTTCTGGTTCTGGTTTCTCTCCAACTACTGCTGGAGCTGCAAGTCCAAAAATTTTCGCAGCTTATTCAGATGGAACTAATCTTACAGAAATTTCTTTAAACACTTTAGGTGGAACTATAGGTACTGCTCAATTAGAAGCTGCTTCAGTTACAGCTCCAATACTTGCAAGCAATGCAGTTACTACTGACAAAATTTTACAATCAAATGTTACTACTGCAAAACTAGCAGCATCCGCTGTTACTGGAAATAACATTGCTCAATCTACAATTACACAAACTAAACTTGCTGCAGATTCAGTTGGATCAAATCAATTAATTGCAACTGGAGTTACTGCTCAAGAATATACTTCAGCTACAATCACTGTGGATGCTGATGGAAGAATTACTGCAGCCTCTTCTGGTGGTGGTGCTTCAAACTTTGAATATGTTCTTTTTAGTAGCGGTGGTTCTGGTAACGTAACAGCACCTGCTAATGTCTCAAAAGTACAAGCCTTTTTATGGGGCGGAGGTGGAGGCGGAGGCGCTGGAGATAATAACCCACCAGAAAGTGGACGACCTGGAGGTGCAGGAGGTTTTGGTTATTGGACAGGTTCTCTTGCTGGCCCAGCAACTGTTCCTTATTCTATTGGTGGTGGCGGAAACGGTGGTAATCATCCTAACGGGACTGGTAACGCAGGATCTGCAACAAATTTTTCTAATTTTACTGCAAACGGTGGCGGTGGCGGTTCTCGTAATGCTTCTGGTAGCACTGGTACTTCACCTGGAGCTACAGGTGTGGGAAATACTACAAGTTTTTGGAATAATCAACCAGGAAAAGGTGGCCCTGGTGCACCTGGTGCATCTGGTTCTCCAGGAACTCCTGGTAGCACTGGTGCAGCAATAGCTTTATTTAATCAAGGATAATAAATTATGGCATATTTTATTTTTACAAAAGATAATAATCAAAACAATTTATACAGAATAGCTGAAAATGATACTGATAAAAACAGTTTAAGTTTTCACGAAAAAACTAGTGTAGTTAAAACAGTATCAGATGTTGATTACAACAAAGTAAAGCAAAGTAAAGCAACAGCTTATTTAGAAAATGATATTGTTGTTGTAAATGATATTTCAGTTAATATACCTAATGAAAATGCTCTCAAGGCTACTATTGATATGAACATAAAAACCTGTGATTATTTTTTAAATAACTTTGATTCAAATAATTCAATGCGTTCAGCTATAAGCAATTATAAAAGTGTTCTTGAAAGTTTTGATACATCTACAATAACTTTTCCAATTGATAAATCTTGGGAAACATATTGTTTGGAAAATGGAATTACTTTTTTGAATTCTTTACAAATACCATAAAAAATATTATATATATTGCATGTTTGATAAAACTATAAGTTTTATAGCATGTAAAGAATATATAGAATTTACTGAAATAAAACCAGAACCTTCAAAACTTAACATACCTAAATGGTATAAAGATTTAGATCATCATGTGGAAATAAGAACTATTAAAGGATGCATGCCTTTTTTAGATACTTTAACTACTGGATATATTTTAAAATTACCAGTAGATTATTATATTTGTCATAATGTCATAAAAGATAATGAAAGAGTTATGGTGGGTAGATCCGATGTTCAACCAACTATTGAAAACAATATTACAAAAAATATTAATGTTAATCCTAATTACCCTCAATATCATAGGATAGATCAATTAGGTAAAGAATGTCCTTTTATTAAAAAAAATAAAGATTTACCTTTTCATAAAATTTTAAATCCTTGGATAATAAAAACTCCTCCAGGATATTCTTGTTTATTTATACCACCTATGAATAACGCAGATGACAGGTTTTCCATTATTCCTGGTATTGTAGATACTGATACATACCATAAAGAAATAAATTTTCCCATAATAGTAAATGGAGATAAATACCCTGTTTTAGAAACTATTTTAAAATTAGGCACTCCTTACGTTCAAGTAATTCCTTTTAAAAGAGATCAATGGAAAATGAAAATTGAAACATTAGATAAAAAAGAATATGATAAAAATGATTTATCTTTACATTCAAAAGTTATAAATAAATATAAAACTACTTGGTGGCATAAAAAATCATGGAAATAATTAATTATATAAAAATATATGATAATGTTCTCAAAGAAGAAACTTTAAAAAATTTTATAAAAATTTGTGAATCTAGAAAAGAATTTCATGAAGCTGCTATTGTGGTAGATAGTAGAAAAGACTCTGCTATAGTAGATAAAAAAGTAAGAGATGTTAAAGTTTGGAATTTAGTTAATCTTGGAGAAGAAAGTAGAACTAATGTATTTTGGGCAAATTTTTTTTGTTTTTTAATAACTAAATATTTTAAAACATACGCTAAAGAAATAGGTATGACACATACTAATGAAGAAGTAAGAGATATTCAACTTTTAAAGTATGAAAATAATGGTCATTATGAATTTCATATAGATCATGGCAAGCAAACCCCTAGAACTTTTAGTTGTATTTTTTTTGTAAATGAAAATTACAAAGGTGGAGAATTGTGTTTTAAATTTCCAGGAAGTGTAAAAGAAACAGTTGTGGAGAAAAAGAGCAATAGATTAATAATTTGGCCTAGTAATTTTTTATATCCTCATGCAGTTAAACCTGTTACAGAAGGTGTTAGGTATTCGGTAGTATCATGGGCATTATAGGAAAAGATTTTAGATTTAAAGTTGTAAAAAACTTTCTAAGTCAAGATGAAATTGAATTAGCAAATATTTATTGTGAAATGATACATCGAACTAATCAATCTCACTATTCAATATCTTTATTTTCAAAAGTTCTTACAAATCCTGATACTTCATATTATGCAGATAAGTTAACAGAATCTTTTCTTCTAAAAAAGAAACCTTTGATAGAAAAAGAAATAGGTAAAAAAATATTACCTACATATAGTTTTTGGAGAATGTATACTAAATTTTCAGTTTTAAAAAAACATACTGATAGACATGCTTGTGAAATAAGTTTAAGTGTTAAAATAGGTAGTGATGGAACTCCTTGGCCAATATATATTGATGGTAGCCCAGTTACTCTTGACGATGGAGATGCTGTAATTTATTTAGGATGTGAGTCTTATCATTGGAGAGAAGAATTTATGGGAGATTGGTATGCATCTTTATTTTTACATTATGTTGATGCAGATGGCCCATATAAAGAATGGGAAAAAGATAAAAGACTTTATTGGGGTGTATCAAGATAAAATGAGATTCGAACAAAAAAAAGATGGTTCTTGTATTTTAAAATTTGATGATGAAGAAGTAAAAATTTTAAAGAAAAAAAAACAATTATATTTTACCTCAGAAGCTCTAAGACATTTTGGTAATGCTTTAATGAAAATGGTAATAGAATTTAATATTAATTTTGACAATAAAACAAAATATTTATGCACTGACCAATCTACTAAAGTTTTATTAGATAAAGAAGAAGATGATAAAGATAGAAAATAATTTTTTAAATAACCAAAAATTATTTGAAATAAATCAAATAATTACTTCTATTAATTTTCCTTGGTATATTTCTGATAGTATAAATAAATTTACCCATCCTCTAATTAAAGATACAGGAAGTAAGAAAGAAAGTTCTATGTTTATGTCTAAAATTTTAAACCCTGTACTAGAAAATATTAATGTTAACACAATTATAAGCGCAGATGTGATACTACAAATGCCTTCAATTAATAAAATTAAAGTTGAAGAAAAATCTAGTAATTTAGATTTAAACAATTCAAGTATGACTGGAATTTTATGTTTAAATAGCTTCAATGGATTTATTGAAACGCTTAATTCAAAAGAACAGTCAATTATTCAAAATAGGTTTTTTTCATTCCCTACAAATATAGGTTATTTTAGTTATTCTCATACAGATAATTGCTTTGGGCTAATATTAAGATTGGTATACAGTTACTAAAACAAATATGGTATAATTCCATATGCCTTTAACAAATGTACAGATAAGACCAGGATTTAATAAACAAGTTACAGAAACCGGAGCCGAAGGGCAGTGGACAGATGGTGACTTTGTTAGATTTAGATATGGTCTACCAGAAAAAATTGGTGGGTGGGAGCAGATAACTGGTTCTACTTTAGTCGGAGCCGTTAGAGAACAATTAGTATGGGCAGATTTAGATGGCAGAAGATACGCTGCTTTAGGAACAAACAAAGGTTTATTTATTTTTTACGAAGGTGCTTTTTACGACATAACACCTTTAGGCACAGCTAAAACTGGATGTACATTTGACACTGTGAATACTTCGGCTACCGTTACTGTCAACAAAGCATCACACGAATTACAACCTGGAGATCTTTTCATTTTTACTTCAGTGACACCTCCAGTAGGTGCTGGATATGTAGCGTCAGATTTTGAAACAAATACTTTTCAAGTAGTTACTGTTCCAAATAGTGATACATTTACTATAACAATGGCTAGCGCAGCAGGGACAACGGTCAACGGAAGCGGATCTGCAACAGTCAATCCATACATAAGTGCAGGTGCTTTAGGATTTACTTATGGCTTTGGTTTTGGAACAGGATTATGGGGCGGAGGACAACAAGTATTCGGAACTTTAAACGGAGCTTTATTAGACGACACCGCAGGTACTGGAGGTGTTGGAACATCAATTACACTTGCATCAACAACTGGATTTCCAACTTCTGGCACTATAAAAGTTGGAGCAGAATTTATATCTTATACAGGCATATCAACAAATGATTTAACAGGGATTACCAGAGACGTGGCAGGCACTAGATCTGCACATGCAGATGGTTCAGGTGTAGAAGTATTTACTGGATGGGGTGATGCTTCTTTATCACAAACTTTAACAATAGATCCTGCATCTTGGTCTTTAGATAATTTTGGAGAAAAATTAATAGCTACTATAAAAAATGGTCAAACATTTAAATGGAATCCTATCAATGCAGATCCTAATGCTTTAACTACTAGAGCAACACTTGTTAGCGGTGCACCTACAAAATCAGTAATGTCTATCGTCTCTGAAAGAGATAGACACTTAATTATTCTTGGAACTGAAACTACAATTGGTGATCCATCTAAACAAGATAAAATGTTTATTAGATTTTCTGATCAAGAAGATATTTCAGATTATACACCAACATCAATTAATACTGCAGGTACTTTTAGACTAGACTCCGGAGTTAAGATAGTGGGT